TTTCCAGAAATAATTCTCTTCTGAACCTAATCCATCACGATCATGACCGTTTTCAACTTGATAATACACTGTTGAAACCTTAAAATCGGGTTGTTTAGGCACTTCTGGAGTGATACTGTTGTCATAAATCCTCATTCGGTTGTTTGGATAGAGACAAAACTGCCCATTATCCAATTCTAAGAGGTTGTGAGACTTATGTTCCGCAGGTTGTTCACTTGTTGAGTAGTCAATTGCGTCTACATCTGAGTGATAATTGTCTAAAGTGCATATGTAAGTGCCTGTCTGAGTGCCATAATCACGAGTGTAGACCTCATAGTGCATTGAACCGATAAACTGCTTCTGTACTGCCACTACACCATAGTCCATACAGTTCCAAAACTGTAAATTATGCAATGTCATGTCAGGTGTTGGTGTTTCTGGGTCAGTTGTAAACGCAGAAATTGGTAATTTATCGAACATTGCAGCATATTCTGGTAAATATGTCTCAAAATAGAAGGCACGACCAGGTATACTCTTCGCAGAAACCCATACTCCTTTTACAAATTCACCATGACCACTCTTATGATCGGTCAAATATTCTTTTCTTACCCATACTTCATAGGAAGGTAGATTCGCAATTAAACAAGCCATCTATTTTCCTTGTCCTTTGTATCTTTTACGAGCCGAGTTACGGGATGTTGCCGAGTATTTCGAGTGTTTTCCCTTTCCTTGTCGAGTTTTTTTCGGACGGGTTTCGATTGTATTACCCATACTAAATGTTTTTGCCATTAATTTTCCTCAATTTCAGTTCTAAGTTCGAGCGGATGCGGTGTACCATTTGCAAAAAATTCATCTGCCAAGTCCTGCATCTTATCCATGTACTCCTCTTCTGTCAGATTCTCAAAAAGAACCTCACCTTTATGAGTAATCTTATATAACTCTTGTTTTTTCATGTCCTACACGAATACGAGGGTCACACATAATACGGAAACCTGCCTCTTTTGCGTCTAAACAGAATGAGACATCTTCTCCACACATGTCTTGAACAGCACCAGATTCAAATATCTGCATCTTCGGAGCAAACCAAGGATATGGCATTTCTTTATCTTCAAATACTCCATGCTTGATAAGTAACCATCCGAAACCTGCATAATCCACTGTGAATGGTTTCTTTCTTTTTGCGATTGAGTCTAATGTCTCATGGTTCATCACTCCACCATTACCTTTGAAGTCATCTTCATCTAACCAGTGTGCAACTGATGTAGTCTTTCCATCTTCTGTACAATACCAACCAGATGCAATCTTTTCGTCCATTAATACAAGTTGATAGAACTTCTCAACATTAAAAACGATATCTGAGTCAATCCATAACTGATAATCATACTTTAACTTACCATCCCAAGGTAATTGATCAGGACCTCGAAGAACATTAGCACCAAGACACTTACATCGGGCAAAATTTACCATTGATGAATAATCTTGTGATATTTGTATACTTGCCTTTGCTTGAACTAAGTCAAAGCATAGTGTGACAAAGTTCTTTAAAAATGTATATGATACTCCTCGACCTGGTAGACAGAATACAACTGTCTTACCTGCTATCATTCTTTTTGCTCTATCGTAATCCCATTCTGGTGTGTCTGCCTGTTTTTTTGCTTTTGCAGCTGCTGATTTAACAGTAAATCCCTTTGCCATACTAAAGTTCAATTATAATTATATAATACACTATTATCTATGCATTGTCAATAAGAAGTTATTTTTTTGTTTTGTTCGGTTTACCTTTCTTATAATTTAATTCAATACCTTTTAAATTAAGTAAAACCTTCTTTGTTTCTGTCATTGTCTTGTCATAGAAGACAATTGTTTCTTCGTGAATGCCTATGTCGCCACTCATAAATCCTCCTGTAAAGTACTTTTATATCAATTTCTCTCTTTCATTTTATCATATAACCTAAGTATTTACAAGTTTAATGATTGCTTTATATTTACTAATAGGAATGTTCTTCTACTTTACCTTGTATGCAAGCATCATCTATACATTCAACGTATGTGAGGTCTTCTTTAAAATATGAACGATATATCTTATCCCAAATCAGTTCAAACTCCTTTTGATTAAGGTTTTTGAATAAACATTTGTCTTCTAGGTAGATGTGATAGAGTGGTTCTTTAGTCATCTTTTTCTGTGACGATTACTTCTTCTGTATCAATATTAAATCGAAGTTCAGTTCCCTCATACCAGTTCATGTCATTCATTATCCATTCGGGTATGATGGTAAAGTATTCCCCAGTTATCGGATCGGTCTCTATGGTGGTAAAAATTTCTGCGGGATTTTTTTTCATGTAGATGGATTTCATTTTCCTTTTTCAGTTTATATATTATTGAGAAAATTTTTGTATATAAAATGCAACATTTATCACGCTTCCGTAACACTTTGTAGGTTAGGTTCCCACCCCATTTTTAAAAACGGGGGTATAAACCCCCGTAACTGCTGTGTCACGAACGAACGATATTAAAGTTATAATGAGAAAATGTAGGTCTGTCTACCAACTTATAAAGTCCGTGACGACCTGCCATTACGTACCCTTCACCCATGACAAACTCATTACCCAACCAACAATCGCATTTGAAATTATCCCTTATCAGTTTTGTGAACTCTGTTTTGATGTTCTCAACCAACAACCACAACCTAACAAGTTGATAGTTTGCGAACTCCTCCGCAACCACTTCGTCTCCGTCACGGATATATGCGTTGAGATCCTTCTTCAACTGCTTTGCCTCCTTCTCTGTGGCAAAGTCAACCATTGTTGCAATCTGATGAGCAAAGGCAATCGCTAAGTCTATGTCAATGTCTGATCCTAAATCAGATAACCACGCAGTAGGTTGAACGAACATTGTCGGATCTAACTTCTCTGTTAATGGTGTTGCGTTCATCTCCTTAAGTGTTGCTCCCTTATACTCTGTATGAGGTGCAACGACGACTCCCACATTCTGAACTTCAGAGAACGTATAAGAGATTGCGTTCGGTTTGTAATCCCTATAACCACCATAACCAATAAAGTCCCCTTGAAATACACGACCCTCAAAACCGATACGGGGTAAGCAATTAAAACAACGTATTAAGATTGAATTTAATTCAAAGTCAGGGTGGTTGCGTTCAATATCCTGTATGCTATAATTGATCTTCGGGGTTCTCTTATTAAATACGGACTTCGTGCCAACAAAAAACTTTCCGTTCTCTGGATCAGTTCCCCACACAATAGCGGGTGATCCGTCTATCTTCACGGAATAATGATTGTCGGATTGAAATGCGTCCAGAACAGATAGATCCCCTGTGAGGATCGTATCTTCGGGGTGTTCAATGTGGAGGTTTTTCATATTAAGCAAAGATAGGGTTTGCATACTTTGAGCAAGGGTGCGGATCAGTTGGTGAACAACCGAATGAAGCAATGAATGTGTCTAACTCTTTGATTGCCTCATCAGTTAGGTCATCAAAGTCAACTCCGCAAATGTGGTCTACTCCCCACTCTGCGACCTCGAAAACGAACTCTTCCCAATCGCAACATACATATGCGACGTTCTCAAAGTTGTCTACTTTGAGGATTCTTTCTGAAATTCTTTGTGCTTGTGGTAACATAATTTTGGAATTAGTTTTGTGGTGTATGTACTTATTATAAAGGATTTTTGTCCTGACCGTGAGTAAAAGTCAGGACATTGAAACATTTAGAAATATCTTCTTTCACCAAGTGCAAGAGGTCTTTCACCATACTCACCACAGTGAGTGTCCATTGTGTCTAATGCCTCTGCATATCCATACTGCTCAGACATTGTGAACATCACGTCATCAATTTCATCAGGTGCACAGAAAAGGTTTTCTGTCTCTTGAACTTTACCAAGTTTGTTATAAGCAATAATTTTGTAATCGAACATAATTTTAAAATTTGTTTTGTGGTGTATAATACTATTATAAAGGTTCAGTTGCCCAAGTGCGAGCAACTGAAACAATTGTTTACAGTTCGTCCATCATCTCCTGCATCTCTCCAAAGTCTGCTTCGTCC